TCCCAAGCCAAAATAACCGCCTGTAGATGTAGCCGCTGTAGCTGTTACGCCAATAAACCCTTGAAATTGGGAAACCGAAGCGGCGCCATTCCAATATTTACTTAAAAACGCAATAGTTGGCGAACTCTTAAAAGTGGAGCCTGCTGTGGCATTTGCAGCATTTATGCCCATATTCATAGTGCCACCAACACTTACCTGAGAGCCATCTGTTAAATGTAACAACTCAAGTGGGGTGGTGTCTGCTGTAACTCGTAAACCATTTGCGCCAGTTGGAACGGTTAACACAAGGCGCGGATTAGAACCATATACAAGAGTATCCCCTGCGCCTTTATAAACTTCAAATTTTTGAGACGGCGAACTCGTCCCAATCCCGACATTCCCCAACACTGCTAGGCCGGAATCTCCAACGCTGGTCAGGCTTGTGTAGCCAATTCCTAGAGCGCCAACGCCGCCAACAGCAGAGGCAAGGCGCATTTTTTCAGCAGCGCCTACATAAAAACGCATACTGTCGTCGCTGTGGGCATACTCAATAGCCCCACGATACGGGTCACTTCCAGTTGTTCCATCCCCCCATTGAATTGAATGTGCGCCTGATGTGGTTGACCATAGCTGAACACCGCCAGTAGTTGTTCCAACCAAACCAACGGACAAATTAATTGTCCCCGCATTGCCATAGTCCGATGAACCGACTCCAAAGCTCGTGCCGTTGTAAGTCAGCGCAGACCCAGTAGTAGCAACCTTAGATGCGTTGAGATAGACAACACCGTTAGCAGTACCAGCATTCAGGATCGGGTTTGCAGAGAACGTAGCTACGCCAGTGGAATCAGCCAGCGTGATTGACGCCGCACCATCCTTGGCCTTGATGTTCGTGACTTCAAGGTTGGTCAGGTCGAGCGTGGTGGCATTGACCGTGCCGTTGACCGTCACCGTGCTGGCAAAGTACGACGCCCCTGCTGCAACATACAGCGCATACGGATTGGTGATCGTGACATTGGTGCCAGCAACCGGAACAGCGTTGATTACCAGAGTTGCAAGATTGGTGTAGGTCACATTCGCGTTCGTGGCCGCAACCGTGGTCGCATCGAACGAAGTGATCGCACCCAAGGCGTTGGTTGCGCCGATGGCACTTGAACCGTCAGTGACCGTACTCGTGTTGATATAGAGCTTTGCCGGAGCAGTCGCAGACAGCACCGCAGGCAGCGTGAACCCAGATCCGCCAAGGGTGTCAAAGTTTGATGAGACGCTTGTCAGACCCGTAAGCGCAGTTGACCACTGAGGAGCCGTTCCAGAAGAGGTCAGAACACGATTTGCTGTTCCAATCGCTAGGAACGTCGTTGCTCCTGCTCCGCTTTGATAAGGAACTGATCCAGCAGCGCCTCCGGCTAGATTCGTTGCTGTACTGACCGAAATCGCTGTTGGCGCAGACCATTGCGGGGCTGACCCGGTAGAAGTCAGGATGTAGTTAACTAAACCAATACCTAATTTTGCCAGTGCCGTTGCACCTGTGGCGTAAATGATGTCGCCAGCGGTGTATGTAGTCTGCGCCGTACCACCATAAGCAGCACCCAGAGCATTCGTCAGATTCAGAGTATTGATCGTTGCCGTGGTTCCGTTGAACGTGAAGTTCGCCGAACCCGCAAGAACACCTGCGTTGTTATATTGAACCTGCGTCGTTGAACCACCAATGGTCCCCGTCGCTTTGGTCGCTATGACCTGTACCGTTCCGCTGTTGTCCTTATAGAACAACTTGCCATCAGTAATGTTGATAGCAAGCTCTCCATCGACCAGATTGGTATTGACTGGAACCGCAGTCGTGGTAGTCGAATGGTAGAGCGATATAGGGGTATAGTTGGTAGCGGCCATGTTTCTTCCTTAGAACGTCCCGCCAGAGATCCCACCCCACTCAGGAATGGTTGCACCGGCTTTCAAAACGTACCCTTGTTGTCCCTTTGTTAACTTGCTCAATGCTGTTGTCGTCGAGGCATACAAAATGTCTCCAACAGCATAACTGGTCTGCCCTGTTCCCCCGGTTATAGCAGTTACCGGGCTTGTCAAACTGAACTGCGTCCCTGAGAGCGTCAGCCCAGTCCCAGCAGAGTAAACTTGAGACGCTGAAAACTGCGTGAAAGTAAGGTTTGTCGTACCGATGATCAGAGGGTTTGCAGTCGTTAAGACATACGACTCCCCGGCACCCGTACTGCCTTCTTGAACGAAGAAATAATCACCCTGACCCAAACCTGTCGTGCTGTCAGGTCTGAAGGTGTCTGTGTCCGTTGATCTGGTCAGAACCCAGTCTGTACCACCCGGATCCGGCGTTCCTACCGTCGTAACCGTATAAACACCGTTCTCATAAGCGTTCGTCTGGTTATATACCAAGACTCTGTTACTGACAGAAAGATTTACTCCGTCAATCTGTAACGCCGCTTTAGTGCCTGCATTCGTTAGTGTCGCTCCAACCCCTGCGTTCACCGTTCCTGCAATCGTCAAACCCGTTCCATCGGTCAGGGTCGTGATCTCTGGGCCGTTGTAACTCAAGGAAAGAGTAACTTGATTACCGGCAGGAACTGAGAACACATAGTACGCAGTGCCTGATGTAATCCCATTAGCAGTGGATGAAAAGACAATCTGGTCATTTACAGACAGACTCGGAGACGTACTGAAGGTCAGGGTTTTATTACCACTGATCGTCGTAACAGTTACCCCCGTTCCTCCGGGGGTATAGGTGGCATTCAAAGCAGTGGGAGTTTCTACTCTTACAGGAGTATGAATATCAATCCCTGTAGATACTGCGTCATCTACATACTGCTTTGTGGCTAACTGTAGAGCACTGGAAGGGGCTTGGGTTACTGTGACCGAGGTCAACCCCCCCAAGGTTAGAGAAGTAGCCCCTAGAGAGATGGATGTTGTTCCAATCGTTACCGCACTGTTCTGAAGAGATGCGTTCGGGATGTTGGATAACGACAGAGCATTGATGCTTCCTAAAGCTACAGAAGCCGTTCCAGAGATACCACCAGAATAAGTAAACGAGATGGAAGAGTTCGTCAGCGAACCATTCCCGATGTTCGACAACGTATTCGTCGAGCCACTAATTGACTTGTTAGTCAGTGTCTGCGATCCAGTTAACGTGGCTACAGTCGAATCTATTGCTATCGTGACAGCACTGGAACCGTTGTAACTAGTACCCGATAGTCCAGTTCCAATCGTTAACGCATTTGGGTTTACTGCCGTTACTGTTACTAACCCACCAAGGCTTACAGACGATCCGTTGATCGTAATCGAACTATTGGTAAGACTTGCGTTAGCAATGTTTGACAGCGTGTTTGATGATCCGCTGATCGTCTTGTTCGTAAGAATCTGAGAACCCGTCAGCGTTACTACCGTTGAATCAATAGATATTGTTCCGGTTGAGGTAATCGGCCCACCAGTAAGCCCTGTACCCGTGTTTATCAGGGTTACAGCACCAGCAGGGAGATTCACCCAAGAACCGTTTTCATACACCTCAAAAGCATTGGTGTCAGTGTTATACCTCAACCAACCGTCTTGTCCTGCCGGTCTTTCTGCTGTCGTCCCTTGAGGGATCCTGATACCAGCATTTCCGGGGATTACAGGATTGTCAGCAATACTAAAAACAGGATCAGCTTGAGCAGTGCCGTTTGTAACCGTAATCTGATTAGATGTGCCGTAAAGAGTCCTTGCATTGACAGAACCCCCTCCAATCGACAACATCCCCGTAGAAGCAAGATTAGCAAGGCTTAAAACAGTGCCCGTCAGCTCTAAGAGAGGATTCCCAGCGACACCGTTTCCGTTCGTTATGTTTAAGCCAGAACCTACCGTAATCGTTCTAGCAGCTACGGTGTTGGAGTTGGTCTTGGCAATAATGCCCGTCAGAGCGACTTCTAGGCTTCCAGAAGCGCCGTTCAAAGTCAATCGGTAATAGGACTGCGCCCCGCCATCATCTAGGCCCAATCCGGTGCTTGTAGACAGATACCGGCTGTTAGGAAGGGTTAGTTCTGAATTGACCGTAATGAAGGTCTGATTCAACGTCGGAGAGTTGGCAATCGCCCCCGTCGTTGTTTGTCGGGTCTGCCCACCCTGAACGATAGGAACAGATTCCGTCCCATCCAGAGGCAAAGCCTGCGGCAACTGAGTGATGGTTACATTTGGCATGGCTATGGCTGCTGGCTGATTCCATCAACATTTCCGTTAGCCTCTGGAGTCTGTGTACTTTCTTCCGTAGAAATCACAAACTGACCATCGCCAGTCGTTATGATTTCATTCGGGTCAACAGCAACACTGACATCCGGCCTCGGGAATCTGATCGTGATTCGTTCTGTCTTTCTAGCGGGAAGTCTGTAAGGGTCAAAATCATCTGCACACCCCTGATCACATACCTGCAAACCCGGAAAGTTCGGGTCTGGCCTCATCACAGCGTGGGGTCTCTTGGCCTTGCAACGGTCACAAACTGCGATTGCAATATCCGAATAACCTAACGTATCCAAAAACTTAGGCATTGATTTCTCCAACGCCAACAAGAATTTTGTTGTTAAGGATATAAGATATTGACGCTAAAGAGTACCCGGTTTCTTGTTGAATCTGCTTATACAAATACCCTTCTGCTCGCATTTGCCGGACTTTTGCCACTTTGTCCGATACGATTGATTGTCTAACTTTTATGCTTGCAGCATTCGCCTTTTTTCTGTTTACGCTGATTCGTGAAGCGAATTCATCATCTTGCTGCATTCGTTTGCGGAACTCTTCCCCGGCTTGCTTTTGATAACCTTCTTGACGATCTTTCGTGGCGTTTGACCTGACGGTTCTCATGTGCTCATCAAAGTCTTTATCTATGGCGCGACGCTCTCTAATGCCTTGTTCGCGCTCTTTGCTGAACTGCGTGTAAACCTCGGTTTCAACAATATTTTGCAGCCAATTACTTGCCCATTTGTCACGGACATTTCCATACATCTTATACCTAACAAGATGAGCTATAGCATGATCTATGGGGTGCAACAGCACAAGATTCTCAGGCGAATCAGACCCTCCCTTGTACTTAGGGATGATGTGATGCTTATGAAAACCTTTGAGTAGGCTCATTTTTATGACTTGCCAAGGGTGTCAAGAAACTTAGGCATGACTACCTTGAATAGACAGATATGTTCGGGGCCAAGTAAATTGGCGACTTGTCGCGCTCTTCATTCTCCGCAAGAGTCAGATACTTCTCTGCTTGGCCTTCAAGATACTGCGCCCTAGCGAGATCAACTCCCGGCAGTTCTAGAGCCATCTGGTGAGCCAGCATATTCTGAATCGCTAGATACCACCTCTGAGGGATTTCTAGCTCTCCTGACAAAGCTCCAACGTCCATGATCTGTCTGGAATACCAAACAGTCATCTGAATAAATGGGTCAGAAGGAACCGGCCATAGCGTGATCTCTGCTTGTGGGATCGTCCTGTTGAACCAATACTGATACGGCTGGTTTGCGGTGAAGTTCTTGTTCGGCAAACTGGTGTAATCGTCCCGATTCAACCGTGCCATCGGGATTTCGGTCGAGTTGTTACCGAAAAACAGCTCCCTGACACTGATAGTCCCCCCTCCGGTCATCCTCATACGGTAATACTGCACCGTTTGACCGGGTTCAATGTCGTGCCAGATCCATTCGTTGTTTACCCAAACCTCTGCACCGGGGTCATACAACGTACTCCAAGTGATTCCATCAGCGGAATACTCGTAAATGACCGAAAAAGTCCCCGAAACACCCGGCAAAACACCAATAGAACCTAAATAAACAGGGTTGTCAGTCCCGTAATCTACTGCAATGTTGCCGTTTGGCGCAGTTTGAGTGCAAAGTGTGTCAATGTTGGAGTCAAAAGCATTCCCAACGACCCCTCCAGCACTACTGGTGTACCCCCCAGTGTTGTTAGGAGTCGGCCTGTTCATCTGCCGGTACATTACATTCAGTACGTCGTTACCTCCAACTGGAAGTTTGTAGACATACTGATCGGCTTTCAGACCGTAAACCTTCTTCTCAATGGCCCAATACTGGATGCCAATGTTGATCAGGTTCGACAAAAGAAAAAACAGACTCTCTTTAGCACTGAGAATCTGTTCTGATGTCAACTCTTCAGCCAACTTACCACAGCGCCTAGCGCCATGATCTATTAGCTTCTGAGTGCTAATGACGGTTGTGCCGACTGTTCCTGAGTAGGACATAGATCACCAATTCGGGCAGTTCCACCGTTTCATAGAAGCCCTTGCTCTTGAACCCTTTTCACTGGCACGAGCAATAGGACCCATTCTGGCACAAAACGAGTCTCTTCGCTTCCCACCTTCCGGTTGTGGAGGCTTCAGATTCGACCCGGTTTCTCGGTTGTACTTCTCACGCCCCTTAGCCGTCAAACCCGCACCTTGCGAAGCCGGGAGCTTCTCTCCCCTGCCAATCGCCAAACTTGGACCGCCATCTTTCATGCGGTCAGGAAGTTTGCCATAGCCCTTCTTGCCTACGTTTGACTCGGTAAACTCTTTGGCGACCGAGGGCTTAATCCCTACCTTCTTTGCAAAGGCGGGGTTGTTCTCCGCTGCCTTCATCAACCTGAATTGCGCCTTTGTCTTGGCGGGCATCACACTTCACCATTATTCTTGATGTAAATACCCTCAAATGACGCTGTAACGTAAAAACTGGACCCGTTTAATGCAATTGCTCTGGCTTCAATGTCACTCTTCTCGGGGATCGCCAAAGGAATCTCCCAGTCATACCGGAACGCTTCGGATGCCACAGTTACATCCGCAACATTTCGGAACACACCATTCAGCGGCCTGAAGAAAAATGACCCCAAAACAGTATGCGTGGTGTTATTGGATGACGCCGAAAACGTCCCGCCATATACATATAACGTATACCCCGCAGGAACCGTCCAAAGCGCCATTTGCGTCTGGTTAGCACCCAGCGTGATTACCGCATAAACCGTCGCAGGAACACCGGATGTTACTACCCCCGTTCCCACATACACCGTACCCGCCGCCGCACCACCAGAACCTGCCGTTGCAACATATGCACGAAATACTCGCAGATAAGAATTGACCGTATTGACCGCAGTCTGCCCGTTCAACTCTACGGTTTCGCTGATTTCGTTATAACTTGCATCTAAGCCCGAAACAACTACAGTCCTAGCCCCAGTCCCAGACGACGCATCATCTGTGCTGGAACTTGATACTTTCATCACCGTCGCCGCAGCAGGATACGCATACGTCCCGCCTTGACTCCAAACCGTCTCAGACGTTCCGTTAATGTCAGAATTGACGCCAAACTTGAATACAGTCTTATGCCCCTGTATCTGCGTCCGAGATACTTGCAGCTCAAAAGGCTCAAACCTGCCCTGCCGGGTGATTGAAGATATTGTGCTCATGTCTGTCCTTAAATGAGACAGGGGCCGAAGCCCCCGTCTTTAGCACACTTTGCCACCGCGCTTCTTGGAAACCGTTACAGATTCTTTCGTCTCGGTCACAGTTTTAGGCTTCGTGAAATACTCCTTGCCCTTCTGGTATAGCTCCTTAACTATACCAAGAGGATTCAGAGCATCCTCGACGCCTCGACGCGCTTCTGCGGCTGTTGCTTGAGGATCTTTAACAGTTAGACGGTCTTGCTTGATTTGTTCGGCAGTAGAACCACCGTCCTTCATGCGACCATACTTACTGTAGACCTCATTACTATAAGCCTTGGCCTGCCGCATCGCAGTTGCATTCTCCGCTTTGTTCGCCCTTAGTAGACGAGCCTCAGCAGGAGTTACAGAGCCACCTTTTTTGAAGGTTCCTGACAACTCAGTAATGCTCACAGGAGCACTTGGCTTCTTGCGGCCTTGGGGCATCGCTACGGGGGCACCGCTATCAACAACTCCCCCCGTAGCGTAGGCTTTTTTTGCCATGCCACCTTTCTTGTAACCGCCAGCGTTAGCCTTGGCAACACCACCAGTCTTATAGCCACCAGCATTGCCCATCTTCACCCCACCCGTTTTCGCGGGCGAATGATCAGGCTTTGCAGTGTCCATCTTGGTGTTGCGGTACTTGCCGCCTTGACCTTCCGTGTTAATGATGCCGCCGTCTTTATACCCGCCTTGGCCCATCACTACACCACCCGTTTTCAGACCCTTGTGAGCCTTACTAGCGGGCTTATCAGCGTGCTCTTTGAGGGCTTTCTCAGTCTTTGCCATCTTCATCATTTCTGACTTGTGCATAGACTTTGATTCGCCACCCTCTTTCATCATGCGACCCGCCATACCTACCGGAGCAGCCGGAGCCGCAGCAGCAGGCATAGCCATCATCGCACGACGACGAGCAGCCATAGAAGGACGCCGAGGAGCCATGGCCGGAGCCATTCCACCACGAGCAGGCATTGCAGGTTCTGCTGTGGTGGTCCCCATGCCGGGCATACCACCGGCTTGCATCTTCTTGACCTTGCCGCCCTTCTTGAGTTTTAGCTCAATAGAAGGCTCGGTGGTCATCATCTTAACCATCGGCTTGAACATTTCGGACTCCTTTAGATGACCCCTAGCCCCTTGTGAGAGCTAGGGAAATCATCACGCCGGGTTGATCGCAATGCCGGTGGTGTTATCCGTCGGCACAGGACCATCGATGTAAATCTGACCCTCTGAAGTCGCATCAGTACCAAAGTCGGTAATACCAACCATCGTACATTCTTTGAACAACAGAAGACCACCCGAGGAAGCCGCCAAGGTTGCCAGCGCCGTCAGCGTCGTGGAAGTGCTCTGGACGTTATTGATGAACGTGCAGCCCTTGAACTGCTGCCACCGATCCATCGCAGCCGCTGCGCCCGTCTTAACACCCAACGGAGTCGCAGCAGACGCTTGGAACGGGAACGTGCAATCAAAGAACGAGTTCCGAGCCGTACCACTGGCAAACTCAATGGTTGCATTCGCCGCACTGCGAGCTACGGTGTCACCACCAAGCGTGCAGTTCATGAACGTATGCTCACCACCACCATTAAGTTTTAGCGTCCGAGCGTTTGCACCACCGGCAGAAGCTGCATCAGCCATGCCGTAGATGTTTACGTTGCTGTAAGCATTGCGAGAACCAGAATCAGTCCAAGCAATCATGCTGGCCGATCCCGTGGAGAACCCACAGAACACGGACAGATTGGCAAAGTAACACCCAGATGCAGTGACGTTGATAAACGCATCACTGTTGAACGTCGTTGCAGTGTAAGTGCCGGTCGGAGGAGCAATACGAGCACGCTGGGCTACAGCCGTCGGAGCGCAAACACCAATCAAATGAGTGGCGTTCTTGTTCCAGTTCAAAGTACCCGTGGTAGCAGCCGAGTTAATTGACTGAGCCAGCGCGGTACTAAGACGGGCAGAACCCGCAGAACTACCATCACCAACCAGCACAACAACGTCGTTGTTACCAGCAGTACACTTTGCCAGAGCACCGTAAAGAGTTTTCAGAGGCAGTTCAGGCGTACCGTCGTTACCATCAGCACCATTCACCGGATCTACAAAATAGTAGTTACCCGTGAACGGAAGTCCACCAATGGTTCCCAGAACCGGCACCCCGAAACTAGTAATCCCATTCGGGAAATTAGTCAGGGACATTTGATTCTCCTAGATTTGAAGAGAGGTAGGCAATTGCTGATCTCAAGGTTTGCACGTTTTCTCGGAGTAGCCCGATTGCAGTATTGCAAGACAAGCACAACAACCCCCGAACTTTGTTTGTCCGATGACAGTGATCAATAGCCAAATCTTTTGTTTTGCCTGACAAAGAATGTGAAGCAGTTTCCGGTTGGTGACAAATTTTGCACTTTCCATCTTGCTTCTCATACATTCTCAAGTAGTCAAAAGGAGTGATCCCAAACTCTTTCCAAACTCGCTGCTTTGCATAGTGACTGTGACACAAGCCCTTGGCATACAGCACGTTGTTGCAAGCTGGAATCAAACACGGTTTTGGCTCTTTCTTCCTGTCCTTATACTTGGTGTGCCCGTGGCGCAAAAGTCGCTGGTAATGAGCCTTGCAAAGACGTTTAGCTTTTACTGGCTCGTTACAACCATCTTCACTGCACTTGTCAGGCTTGTTCCGTTCTCTAGGCTTGATTGCCTTGATCCCCGACCCCCGCTTGAACATCATGTAGTGCGTCTGGCAATAACCCCTCGCTTTATGACCCCTTGAACACCCCTCTACCGTACAAACATCATGCAACTTTTTCATCTGACCCTCTAGGATGGTAACAGGAGTATGTATCCTAATTACCTATCCTAGATTAGTCAAATAATCAATTTTACCTTACAGATCAATCATTTACCCTATGCGCCGGGCGTCCCGAACATGGCCCTCGGGTCAGTGAAGCCCACATCATAGCGTTCCGTCGCCTTGTAACGCATGGTATCGGTTTCAAAGTCACCTTCCATGGTTTTCTCAAGGCGGCGGCGCATGAGCAGTTTCATGCCTTCGGGCGCATCGGTCTGGACCCACCATGCGGTCGGGGAGGTGAGACGCGACAGAACGGCAGCACCTTCATCAAGCAGACCAATCGACTTGATGGGGTTGATGTCGTTGTTAGCGTTACCCGAACGCAGGACGGACTTCAGGAGAACCTCGGCTTGGAAGACGTTGCCGGGGGCCACAACCAGTTGGCGGGGCACCAGACGAATCTTCTTGCCGTTGTTATCTACCGCCTGACGGATCTGGATCAGCATCTGTTCCAGCGAAGTCTGCGAGAGAACCGCAGCAGTCGTCAGAAGGTTGCTGAACGTGCCGTTGACGATAGGATGCGCGTTACTGTTCAGCGCAACACCGTCACCCCCGGGATACGAGGCGTTGAAGGCGCGGTTCAGAACATTCGCGGAGAGCGTCTCTTTGGTCTCAATGAGAGATTGAGCCAGATGACGGGCGTAAACCTGACCGATACGGATATGGTCGCCGTCCTCAACAAGCACTTTCGTCAGAGCGAAGGCCAGACCATAGACCTTGTAGACGTAACGCTTGAGGAACAGCACTCCACCCTGCTGATAGGTCACTGGGGTGCCATCAGGAAGCTGCGGAGCCGCGCCAAAACCGTACAGGACGGGTTCTTCGTGGTAGTTACGGGGGATCCCTTCCTGCTCGCGGAACACTCGGCTCCACTCGTCAGTGCGCTGATCGTAAACACCATCAAAGCACTCGTTCAGGATAGGTTCGACAATTGACCGAAAATCGGTACTACGCATCGGGGCTGCCATGATCTAGCCCTCCTTATACGGCAATCGGCGTGTAATTCGTGCCGGAGACACGAACTTGGCCGTATTGATGTTGAGAGATCTTGGCGCGAACAATAACGTAAGCGTCACCCCAATCGTTATCAGGATACGGCGCAATATCTACGATCCGCATCTGCGCTTCACCATCAGCACCAATAAGAGTGGTGCTCAGAGTGGCTTGGCTAAGACCTGTGGTCGTAGAACCCGCCGTGGTGTTGCTCAGATCAGCCTCATCACCAATCGAGGTCTGAAGCAGAGTACCGTCAGCCTGAATCTCATAAACAATGTTTGGATCGTCGTAAAAGTACGCGACAACCGAACCAACCTGAAAACTTTCGTTAGCAGGCCAGTAGTTGGAAACACGACGCCGACCCGTGGCATCCGTCCACTCGACACCCGCAAAGGCACCAAGGAACGCATCGCCAGCAGCAGCGACAACAATATAACCACCCGTGTCCATCTTGATGGGCTGCCCCTTCAGGATCGTGGTGTTATAACCCGCCGAGACGTTTCCGCTCGTCGATTCAGCTTTGATTCCGTTAGCAAGCGCCTGAGCACGATCCAGACCACTGGGGTGAAATGCAGGCCGCAAGCCGAACGGAGCACTAGTAGCAGACATAGTTAGCTCCTGTTAACCCGAAAATACGGGAGATTTGACTGGTTCATCCAGCATTCCAAAGCCTTCACCCTCAACCTGACCGAGTGACCTACCTCGGCTGTCTCGCCCTTGAGCCTGTTCAGCTTGATACCGAACCTTCTCGGCTTCTTCCATCGGAAGATGATGGTGCATATGCAACATGACATCCTGATACACATCCATAGGGATCTTGTACAAGACCATTTCGTTACACGAGACAAAACCAGTGTTCTCGCCAGCCTTTACACGGTAATTTTCAAATCCGGGTAACTCATCCGCTTTCACAGGTACATACCCGAGTCGCATCCGTTTATCAATGCTGTCGTATCCATTGGTGGTTGAAAGCCAGCACAAATGCCATCCCGGAATATCCGGGGTCTTTGGAAGTGCTGATTGGGTCCACTCATCGCTCCACATCTTGCGACGTTCCTGCGTGGAATGGAGAGAATCGTCTGAACGGGTTACGTCCTCGATTGCGCGAGTTTCGCGTCCGCCAGCGTTTAGAGACTTCTTTAGGCGTGAATCCATGAATTTAGCTCCTTCGTGCTTCTTGGGCGTATCGTTTGATCATCTTGGCGCGTTTGTCGGGATCTTCCCAAAAACCCGCATCTTTCATCGCTCGGACCTGCTCGGGACTCAATACAAACTGATTCCCCCCTCGCGGTGATGATTCACGACCCGATCCAGTTACTACACTTCTGGGCTTCCTCCTTGGTTCGTCATATTGATTGTACCTATGCGGCAGCCGTTTCTGCAAGCGATTATCTAGTTCATCCCAATATTCTTCCGTACTGGGATCCCAGCCTTCCTTGTGAAGTTTCTGGTCGATAATCTTTGCAATCTGACTATCCTCATCGTTTCCAGTCGGGTCATACCAAGAGTTGTTTTCCATCCACTGATTTGCATGACGCATCAGTTGCGGATTAACCGCCCCGGTTTCTTGAGTCTGCGACTTTGCCGCCTGCTCTTTAGCCCGCTTCAACGCCTCTACACGGCCACGAGTCTCATACCAAAGCTCTTGAGCCTTAGCCATCTCAGCGCCGTTAGAACGATTCCCCGCATCACTGAGTTTTGCCATCGCATACTGAAGACGCAACTCCTCATCTTCAATCGCTTTGTCCAACCTAGCCAAATCAGAACTGTGCGTCTTCTTCTCGACAACGGCAAGACGCTCCATAAGGTCCTGATTCTGCCTCTGGAGCAATTCAAGACGACGATCCTTCTCTTCGTTTGTCTTCTTGATCAAATCCTTCTTGGCCCTACGTCTGGCTCGCCTAGCGGCCCGTACAGCCTCTGTATCGTCAGGATGATCTTCATCATCCACCTCACCCCCTTCTGCCTTCTCAATAGGGGCTTCCTCTTCTTCTTTGGGGACTAGATCATCAGGAAGTTCTACAACGGCTGAACCGTCAGTCTCTTCCTTGATGTTTAGCTCGTCCTTTACTTTAGGATCGTTCATACAAATGCTTTCATGGCTAGAGGATCAGTCGTCACTTTTGCAATGACCTCGTGATCGTTAAAGATGGCAAATAGACTGGGTTCGTCGTCGCCCTCAATAGGGACCTCCCACCTGTCACCGCCCCATTTGGGTACACGGATAAAGTCTCCCGGATTGCACCAAGAGCCTTCAGGCCAAGATTGCATGGTGTCTCGATGCTTAAAAGCCAACGGACCCACAGCAACGACTTTGGCAATCATATTTTGCCAACGCTCTGCCTCTTTCGTCTCCGATACCAGAATCAGTCCACCTTGAGACTTCTTCTTGGTTCGCCGCAGTTGTACGAGAATCCTTCCACCTAGCGGAGTAGCACCGGGATCGACACTCGGGAATGCCCAAGCAAGTTCAGCTTCGTTAGAAGCTACCGGCTCATTCATGTTCATCTTCGTCTCTTAAAAGGTT